AGCCATTCGTAATCTTCATTTAAGTAATCTTCATAGTCTTCATTAAGTAAACTCCTTAAGTGTGTTTTTGTTCTATTCGTAGTGTAGAATATACAAGAAAGACTGATTCCTGTCTCTTTTGATAGTTGTCGCATTGACTTACCACTTGTCACGTATAGCTCGAATAACATTTTATCAAACCAATCGATATTATTAAGTTCGTCTTTAACGCGTTTATTTAACTCTCCGTATGCAATTATACTTTCAGTCTCGGAAAGTGTGTCACAAACTGTCTTATCTAGTTCAAACGTCACAGGCTCTTTCTTTAGGAAGTCAAAGTATATATTCCGTAAAGTAATCCATACAAACGATGTAGAAATCTTTTGATCAGGTTTGATATATTTGTCTAGTCTAAGATACATTTCCTGTACGATATCTTCTGCCTCTGTTTTAGCACCAAAGGACCGAGCGATATTCACCCAGTCCTTATGTTTTTGTGCTATTACTTCTATTTGCTTAATCATGCTTTGTAATCTTCCAGCTTTGAATAGTGTTAAAATATACACCAGCTTCACGTTTAGACTCTTGAGCTTTCAGATTGTAGTCTACTTCAACCACATCTCCTACTCGATTGTATTTTAGAACTGCATCAACTTTTGCTTCTCCAAATACCTCGAAGTTACATGACTGTGCATAATCTACGTCATTTTCCATAACGTGAACATACAGCTTTTTGTAGTTTCCTACTTCGATTACATCTCCAATGTGTGTAATCACTCCAATAAATTTACTCATCCTTTTTAATTTTTGACTAATATAAGTATTATTTATTTAACTGCGATGCAATTTCTTTTAATTTTTCAATATAAAGTGTTGCGTCCATTAATTCTTCCTGGAGATGCTGCAGAAAGTCATCCGTGTTATTCTCTTCTAGTGTTGTGCCATACTTCGCTATACCTATTTCTGACCTTGTTTTATACGCTTCAATTACCTTTGCTACGATAGCATCTTTCGGTGTGAAATACTCCTTACTTAACTGATATAAATCGTCTCGCATTGTTGCGTTCTCATGCTTTAATTCTCGTATCTTCTCAAACAGTTGACTTGTTAATAGTTGTTCCATTTTCAAATTGTACTTAAGCTCTTCTTTCTTTGTCATGTTATTCCTTTATAAATGATCCGTTAATTGTTTTGCCTTTTCTATTCTTAATCTCGTTGTAAGCACATTGTAAGCACGTATCTAAATCAAATCCTAATTGTTCTGCTAGTATGATAAGTACTACTTGTATATCTCCTAGTGCGTCAATCTGTTCTGCTTTATCATCCTTCAGGATTGCATTACTTAGCTCTCCAACTTCTTCTACTAACTTCATGAATTGTTTAGGTGCAAACTCTGGATTCAATAATCCTTTTGGCTCTGCCCATTCTAATACTTTCTTTTTCATCTTACTACTTTTATTTTAACTTCTACTACTCCTTTATCTAATTCAGCTATCCGTTCAAATGCTTTCTTGGATAGGTCTAGTGTTACTTTACGGAATGATCCTGTATCTGTAACTTTAACTATAACCGACTTCCCATTATCTAAGTTAGTTACTTTTAGTCTAGTTCCTAACTTATGTGTATTACTTGCACAAGTTAACTTATTTGCGTCATAAACTTGACCTGAGCGCATGACTTTACCATGGAATACATCACTATAGTAAGTAGCTTTAAAACTCGTTAGAACGCACCAAATACACATTGCGATTATTATTTTCATTTGATTCTAATTTTATCAATTACTTTACGAATGTTCTTAGTGATGTAAACATATTGGTCTGACTCTTGTACGTTAATTTCACTTGTCAACGGCTCTACATTTGATTCGAGATATTTAATAAAGTTATCTATTACCTCTCTGTGATTCTCTCTGAACGTATTTCCATCGTCCATATCTTCTAACTTTTCAAGTGCAATTTGCATGAGCAATAGTACTTGGAATGTATTGTTTATTTGTTTATTCATATCCTTTTAAAATTTTCTTCAAAGCATTCTACACTCATTACTATATCTAATCCTTTCTGTGGTCTAACTCGGATAAAACCATTGCCACGTAGTAATAACGTGACAACAGTATTATCTCTTTTATCCAAGTAATAATTTGATTTTTGCATCATAATCTTTTAAAAATATTTTACAATTATTTACTTTGTTTTGCATTTGCTCAATCATAGTTGGATCATATTCCAAATCAAAAGCGTAAAACCTTTCATTAATTGGCATGTGACTGTAGAATATATCGTTACCGTAGTTAGCTTCAGCTGGTGTGTCTAGCAATACATACACTAACTTTGCTTTCTTTAATCCGGTTAAGTGCATATACACTTGTAATTGTGCTTCGTAGTCTTTATTGATTGGACTTGTAATAGCATCTAAGAAAGTAACGTAATCCCATGAGCATTTAGTATCGATTACAAACTCATCTGTGATAACATCTGGTGTCCCGTTGAAATGTTCATCGTTGAAATGCACCATGTTTTTTTCTAGTATACCTAATCCAAAACGTTCTGCACAAATATCGATAGCTTCATCTTCGCACATATTACCTTTACGAAAGTATTTAGAATCTATCTCGTCACGTACTCCTGACTTTTGCTCTGCATACCATTTTTTTAGGTAAGTAATCATTGAGGCGCCTAACTTTAATTCGTCTTTGCCGTTTGTTAAAAGCAATCCACCTTGTGATGCTCTATGTCTGTATATTTTATTTTCCATCGTTTAATAATTTTTGTACCTCAACAGATACGTTATACTTTGTTTTCACTTGTTCAATTGTATAGTTACCACCTTGTAATGCTTTCTTAACTGCATCGAAGTTTGGTGATCCTGGTTCTAAGTTAGGAAGTATTCTTATACTATCTACAACTATTCCTCCTGTTACTTTACCCATCATTTTTATATTTGGATCAAATTTTAAATTAATCTTTAACCCTATCCAGTTGCCAATATTACGAGATTCTAATGGTGTTATTTTCTTTTCAATCATTAAATTATTTGCTATTCTTTTTCTATTTGTAGAATTGCAAACCATTGGCATGACATCTTCCTCAAACTCTAGGAAGTAGCCATCCGTTCTATTTCCTGATACATCTACTCCACGACTAAAATAAGCGTCTTTAATTGTAACTATACAACTACCTTTCTCAGCAGTTATCATTTCTACATCTACACCGCTTATATGTGTATGCTTTCTGTGTTTCATGCAATCGATATTATGTTCTTTCATGACTCTTTGTTTTTAAGTATTATTTCTATTAAATCTGGTTCGCTAAATTCCCACATTAAGTATTGCAATAAATCCATTGCTAGTGATACTTGTTGTGGTTTCGTGTTGACTTCTTCACCTAATATGTAACCAAGTCTTTTAATTTGCTTTAGGTTGATTTCGTGCTTATCCGTTAAATCTGCTACTATCTTCATCTTCTTTTATTTTATTTAAAACTCTATCAATCATAAAAACTTGTCCATTAGAGAAATCATTATCTCCGTATGTTTCTTGGAAGTTTACTATGGAGGCTTTCACCTCCGTTAAGTAATGTACTAGCTCTTTCATCTTATTTATCATTTAATCGTTCATAATCATAATCCTCATCTTCTTCTTCCTCTTGATCGTCATCATCATACTCATCAAGGTAGTTGTCTAATTGCGATTCCCAGTATCTATCAAAAGAATCATTTCCATAACATCCTGCCATTTTTTTTTAATTTAAAAAGTTAATACTATTGATACACACCCTTTATTCATTTCAATCCAATTATTATCTGTTAGCGTAGGTTCGTAACCTAAACTCCTTAACAAAATTAGTTTTTCACTATGACTAGTGCCTTGCAAGTATATTTGACCTTGTCTAAAACTTACTACGTAAAACATAGACATATCAATTTTTTTTGCGATTTTACTTAATAATCTTAATTCTCTTTTCATAATTCAAATATTAAATTGTTTCTATATGACAAATATAATACATTTATTATAATATAATCACATTTTTATAATTATTTTTTGAAATTCTTTTAGATCTCGGATAAGAAAGTATTTAAAACCTTGCTTAATCAATTCACTTTCAACGTATTCCTGTAAAATTGATTGCTTACCAATAGCTGTTTTAAATTCAACAAAAAATGTTTTACCATCTTTAAAGAAGGTAGCATCAGGAAAACCATTAACATTACATCGTATAACTTTAAGCACAAACCAGCCGTTCTTTTTAGCATGGTTTATGCAGCTTGCTTGAATTTTACTTTCCGAAGTCATTCTTAAATACGTTTAGTGTGTAGTTCTTTTTACTCATTACGGCTTTGTATATCTTATCTTCTATTCCATTCTTAGCAAAGAACCAATATACATTGTTTTCTAGTCTATCCATTGTAGTTAATCTGTCACGACTTTGCCAATATGATACAGCACTAAAATCTATATTATAGTAAACCAATGAAGATGCACGACTAAGGTTGACTCCTTCGCGTCCTGATACGATTTGATACGCTATCGACTTACTTGTTGTATTGAACTCTTCTAGGTCCGTTGTAAGTGTATCACCAAATATGAATTCTAAAGCGTCTAATTCAGCTTTAAATTTATAAAAAATAGCAATCTGTCTACTTTTAAACATTGTGTAAATACGGATTGCTTTCGAATAGTCTAATACTGCAGTATTTCCAGACTCAAATTTAATAGTTCCTGAATACAATTGATGCAATTTACTCATTAATTTAACCGATGTATCACCAAGTATTACTTCTTGCTTACCTTGTACTACTAAATCATTCTCTAGGCGCTTAATTAATGCGTGTGTTGATTCTTTCATATCAACGTATATTATCTTCTCGTTGATTGTTGAGCTGAATCCAGCCTCTTTTTGTGTGTACGTTATCATATATGGTTTAATTACTGCTTCTATTAGTTCTTTCTTGGCATCTTTATAATCTTTAATCATACCATAACCTAAATGCTTTGTAGTTACGTTTACGAATGTAGATGCCCACTTGTAAAATGATGGGTATTGATTGAATGGTGTATGCTTACTTATCCAAAACTGATGGTATATTTGAGAATATGACTCAGGATGCGGTGTACCACTTAAGAATATCAAAGGTAAATGTGAGTAACGTTGTTTAAATTCTTTTGCTCCTTTACTTGGCTTTGGGAAACTTCCGTATTTGTGATTCTCATCGCTTATAACGACATCAAATGTACCAACTATCTTATGTATTGATTCTGTATTTATAACTGCTAAATCAAAAGAAAACGGCATACTAGCATAATCTGATTCAATAGATGATATTGCTTTCTTTTTAGTCACAAATAAAACTGACTTAGCACCAAATAACTCACATGTATTTAAAGCGGTCAAAGTTTTACCTAAACGAACCTCCATAGCAAGGTACACTATCTTCTTATCTTTTAATATCTCAACTGCTTTCTTTGATAGATCTAGTTGGTACGAACGTAATTCTTTTTTCATACTTCTTAATTAAGTGTTTTAAATGTCTTTTAAGTTGATTTCGTTTAAATGTTC